AGGTTTGAATCATACGCTTGCAACGTGGCAGGATACCAATGGTGCTAGTATGGGGTATATCCAAAATATGTATGGAACAGATGGATATTGGGGATTGAATCTTCAAGTAACTAACGGAACAAAATACCCAACTCTAGGAATTGGTATTGATAGTGCTGGAAACGTGAGAACAAATGCTCCGACACCTGCCACATCTGACAACAGCACAAAAATTGCAACAACTGCTTTTGTTAATAACTGGGTAACGGCGAATACATCAGAAGTTGCAGTTGTTGTTGAATCAGAGGAGAGTGGTTATCACGGGTGGCGTATTTGGTCTGATGGCTGGGTTGAACAATGGGGAGCAACAACTGTTACAGCGGCAAACGCTTGGCAAGATGTTACTTTGGATAAGCCTTATGCTTCTAATGTTTATCAAGTTGTAGCTTGCACATCAGGAACAACTACCTCTATTGGATTATGCAAAGTTAGAGATTATTCTCAGAATACGACAACAAAATTTGGTCTTTGTGTAAATGCGGCAAATACAGTTGTTCGCTGGTATGCTTGCGGACAGGGGGCATAGATGAGAATATTCAAGATAAACAACGAGTATAGAATTTTGACAGGTAATAAAGCCTTTGCCAATTTCTATACTCTAACTATCAACCCCACGCCAGCAGATGCAAATGTTACCTTTGATAAAGGCACTATATCAGGCAACACTTGCACGGTCATAGAAGGTAGTAGTGTAACTGTTACAGTTAGCAAAAATGGATATGCTGACAAGGTGCAGACTTTTATTGTTACCAGTAACAGAACAGAGAATATAGAGCTGAGTCAAGGTATTCAAATGTATGGGTATAAATATACCAGCGGTGGTAACACAGCTTACGGTTATATGATGGGTGGTATAAGTACAAGTTATTATTTCAGGTATTGCGGAACAGCTCCAAACGGTTTGTTTGAGATACAAGAAATTACAGGCGCATTAGGAGCATCCGGAAGTAAAGTAAAAGCTGGAGGCACTACAGGTACTTACACCCGAACAATAACTATTAGTGGTATTCGTTTATATTGTTATGGATATAGTTTTTTAGGTAATACTTACGAACACGGTGTTTTAGAAAATTCAGTAGTAGGCAATAAATGTGTCGGATTATATTTTACAATCCCAACCTCCGCAAATAGTTCACAAGTTAATTGGGATGGTATTATTTACAATAGAGAATCGTCTTTAGATTTTATGTTTACAGGAGAATAAACAATGTATGAAAATTGGAAACTATTAAAAGCAGACTACAAAGAACACTCGGCAGAATATACAGAAGTCGCTCAATGGTGTAATGAAAACGGATATTTTATTGATGATGACGGCGAGTATTACAAAGTTGTTAAAGATGAGCCAACTCCAGAAGAACTGAAAGCTCAGGAAATTGCCGAACTCAAAGCATATCTTGAAAGCACAGATTATGTTGTTATCAAGATTGCCGAGGGCGCGGCTACAAAAGAAGAATATGCCGAGGTGATTGCTGAGCGCGAAAGAGCAAGGCAGAGAATTAATGAGTTGGGAGGTGATTGATATGGCTTGCAAAGGTAAAAAACGTAAATGATATTGTTGTATGCAATTATTTCTGGCATCATGTTTAAAATTCGTGGTGGCTTGAGAATATTTAACAAAAAGCTTCCTTTATGTAAATTGTGGTTTGCATTTTGGTTCGCTTGTTTAAGATGTATTCTAACAGCGTGGTCTTTACAATCTTGGGTCATAATGTTTATAGCTTCCAGAATGGCTACAAAAATTGCAGGATGGGGAGAGGCTGTTGCTTGTGCTTTAGGTATAGGTAAACCAAACTCTAAAAGAAATGATTATCTCGATTTTGATGAGTTCTGCGATAGTTTTGGTATTGATAAGACTTTTGAAATTAAAGAAAGAACTATTAAAATATTTAAATGGTCTATTCACATACCACATATTGTCAAAAAAATTAAATGGAAACTTATAGATCATCCACAGCTTTTCGGAGTTGTATGGTTGACTTTAAGAGGTCTGTTGTTGACATTCTTAATCGGTCTTGCAGTAAACTCTGTTTGGTATATTTTATGGGGTATGCCAATGGGTGTTATTTACTGGCTGTCAGGGCTATTTGCAAGAAAGGTTAAAGACGATGGCAAGGGCGGTTGGCATATTGCTGAGATTGCTTACGGATTTTGGTTAGGTTTAGGAGCATTTCTATGGTAAAAATTTTTGATATAAATAAAATCTGGTCATATCTTGCTGTAAGTTTAATCAGTTTCTTTAAGCCAATCGGAGTGACTATTTTATGGATGTTGATATTTGTAATAGCTGATATGATCACAGGCATTTACGCAGCATATTGTAATGGTGAATTGATAACATCTCATAAAATGCAGAGAACTGTAATAAAGATTATCATGTACTGTGGTGCAATAATTTTGTTAGAAGGTATGGATAATTATCTGATTACATTCACTGAACTTTTCTTAGCACAGATAGGAGCAACTATAATATGTGGAATTGAACTATACTCAGTATTTGAAAATTGTTATAAAGCAACCGGCAATCCTGTATTCAAAGCTTTAACACAATTTACATCTAAAAAATTTCAAGATAATATTGGTGTAGATATAAAGAAAACACTTGACAAAAGCAAATAAAGATAGTATAATATAACGGAGTATAAAAATGAAACAAACACTTTTAGAAATGGTTCAAAGAATTCTTGAGGCTATTGATGGCCAAGTAGTAGATTCTATTGAAGATACAAGAGAGGCTATGCAGATTGCAAACTGCATTAAGGAGTCTTATCAACATTTGTTATATACTCGTGATATTAAAGCTAAATCAAACCTGATTCAGATACATTCAATGTCAGATGTTACACAGCCTACAACATTTTTAATTAACGAGAACATTGAACAGATAACATTATTTAAATATTATGATTCAGTTAACAATAGATGGGTTACATTAACTTGGATGGATCCTGAAAACTTTATTGATATGTGTTTAAATAGAGATCCTCGTCTAGATAATGTGACAAATTTGAGAGAGCCTATATCAGGAGTTAGTTATAATGTATACAATGACCGAGCTCCTCAATATTTCACCAGTTTTGATGATCAACACTTGGTATGTGATGCTTATAATACTCAAGACAGTGAAACATTGATGGAAGAGTCGACAGTTATTTATGGTTATGTACAGCCTGAATTTAAACTTGAAGACGAATTTGTACCTGACTTAGCTGCACAGCATTTTCCTTTATTGCTTTCAACAGCTAAGGTACAAGCTGCTTATGAATTAAATAAATCCTTCGATCAACTTGAACACGATCGAGCAATGAAACAAAAAGTTACAGCAGATAAACATGCACAACGTGTAAGAGGATTGGATAATACAACATGGAAGAACAGACTGAGAACGGGTCGTCATATGTAATAGTTCGTGACGGACCTTTTTATAAAATAAAACATAACACCAGATGGGTTGGTGGAAGTTTTACAGAAATTTTCAGAGCTCAAAGATGGATTGATGCACAGCTTCAGAGAGCAGAAGAAAAAGAATTTAAGAAAGAATTAAAACAAATCTTAAAAGAGCCAGATTTAAAAAAGCGTACCAGAAAGTATAACAAATTATGTCAGACCAAAAAATCTTCATAGCACCTTTCGTAGGTGGAATTAATACAGAGTTAACAACCGTTGAAGAGCTTCCTGCGAATACTTCTGACGAGCTTAACTGTACAATATTTCCAGAAAGAATTAGAGGAAGACGTTACGGATTTGATATCGAACGTGATGGACAACTGTTTCCAGTAACTACAGCACAAGCAAATACATTACTACAGCCTATTGATGAATCAGAAACAGATATCCACAGAGTACAAGATACAATGTTCTCAGCATTCTTTTGGAAGAATGTAGGAAAGACAGATTTAGATATTTTAGTAGTGCAAGCAGGTTGGTTCTTGTATTTCTTCAGTGCTTTAAATAAGCCCTTTGAACCACTAACAGTTGATATCGATGGTAATATAAGTTCTTATGTTAGCCTGGAAGAATATGTTGTTGATAAAGCTCTATTCAATCAGAACAGAGTTAACATGACAACTGGTGATGGTTCGTTAATAGTTGTTTCTAAATATCTCAGACCTGTAAGAGTTGTGTTTGATGAAACAACACAATCTTTCTCTGCTTCTGAAATTGAATTGATGTACAGAGATTTCGAAGGTGTTGATGACGGCCTGGAAATAGATGAAACACCTTCAACCTTAACAAGAGCACACAACTACAATCTGACAAACCAAGGCTGGACTGTCTCAGCTATTAACCAATACTACACTGACACTGGCAAATACCCTTCAAACAACTTGCAGTGGTTTATTGGTAAAGACAACAGCGGTGCTTTCGATACACAAAGACTGTTGCAAACATATTTTGGAAACTCTGCTGCACCTCGTGGTCATTATTTATTAGAATATTTTACAAGATTTAGATCAGCTGCAGCAGGTATTTATTCAGGTGCTGCTAGAAAAGCATCTTATAACTATAATAAATTTGATATAAGACATAGAAGTTTGGAACCATATGCTTTAAGTTCGATTACATTAACATTTCCCAACTCTCAAGGTATTGCAACACAATGTTACTTAACCTTTAATACTCTTGAAAGAAAAAGTGGTAAAAGAAATCATGTAAGATACACAGGTAAGATTGTTTATTATGTGGAAGGTTTAAACAACAGTGGTTCTTGGATACAGTTAGCAACAAAGACTTCAATACAAGGTACAAACCACTACACACCTGTCGAGTTTTCTTGGCAAAACTCTACCGTTTATAAACAATATCGTATAAGAGCTTTGTTTAGTCCTGAGACCAACCCTAGTTATTCATATGAAACAAGACCGTACAACATTAATGCTGTAGCCACCTGTCCAATTGGATCTGATGGTGATGCTTTCCCATATTATGGACCAAACTGGAGAGTAACTGATGTAGCTTTCTTAGGTGGTAGATATTTTTATTTAGCTGGAGATACTGTTTTATTCTCTCAAGTAGTTGATGAAAATAATGACGGCTATAATAAATGCTATCAAGATGCTGATCCAACATCTGAAGAGATCTCCGAGATGCTACCAACTGATGGCGGTGTTATTAGATTTAAAACAATGGGTTCAGGTTTATCTTTAACAACCTTTAACCGTGGTGTTTTAGTATTTGGTAGAGATGTTGTTTATGTTATTGCATCACCTTCTGACGGTATATTCACAGCTACTGATTATGATATTGTTGAGTTGTCAAGAGCTGGCATCTGTGGACCTAAAAGCCCAGTGAGCACTGGTGACAGTGTTTACTACTGGTCTCCAATGGGTATTTATAAGATTGGTGTTAACCAATACACAGGGTCTTCACTTGTTGCACAAAACATTACACAGCCCACAATACAAAGTTTATATAATAACATTTCACAATTTTCTAAAGACCGTGCTGTAGGATGTTTTGACTATACTAACAATCGTATATACTGGTATTATCCAACTGATGAAAGATACCCCTGGTCTTTAGACAGTTGTTTGGTATATGATTTAAACTATGATGCCTTTATGCCCCAGAAACTGTCGATAGGAACTGGCACAGATACCAACGATATTGGTGAAATACAATATTTATCATACCCTTTCCAGGTTCTATCAAGCTACCAAATAGTTCCAACACAATGGTTAAGAGCTGGAGATATGCGTGTAGTAGCTTCTGAAGATGGTATGGTAGATGATAACGGAGATCGTATAGATGTATCCTCATACCCTGAATACCTGTTGGAAAATGTTGGCAATCCAGGTACATTTATTACAGTTTACTATGATGAAGTTAATGATAAGTATTTTCCATGGTCTACTATTTACAACGAAGAGCAGGCTGACTCAGATTGGTACACTGTTTGGACAGATGGATATGCTTATAAAACTGACGGAAGTATTGTAGACTATGGAGAGTTACCTGACAGCCAGCGTTATACAATAACAGCTACAGGAGCCTATAAATACTCTTATCAAGGTATCAGTGAAGACGATACACCAGATTATCAAGGTGTGACAGCAGTTGATGAAACAAGTCTTTATAACCGTTATGTTTCAATTCAACACCTGATATCAAGTATAAACAAAAATGATGAAGACTACATTTTAAAATTTGGTTTTGGTGATTATAACAGTCGTGAGTATATAGACTTTTCTACAAATAGTTACGATTCTTATATGGTTAGCAGACCTATAAATGTTCAAGATACATATTTTAACAAACAAGCACCAATTATGCAAACTCTATTTAAGAGAACTGAAGAGTCAAAAACAACTGTTAAAAATAAATACATATCTGCTTCAGGTGCTATGTTAAGAATACGTTGGGGATGGTCACAAGAAGAGCAAAGTAACCGTTGGGATATTGTGCAAAATGGTTATAGACCTCAAAAAGATTTCTTGTATGATGAATATGTTGAATCAAGATTACATGTTAGAGGTCGTGGAAAAGCTTTCCAAGTAGAAGTAAGAAATGATTATAACAAAGACTTTAGATTGGCTGGAATCAATCTTATTGTGAGGGTTTAATGAGTATATTTAGTGGTGGTAAAAAATGGGGAAGACGTGCTAAACAACTTCGAGTAGAAGCAGCACAAGCTCAAGAAGACTTAGAAGATTTAAACTTTGGCAGAGATCTTCTCGCAAATATTAGACAGCAAAGATTGGCTGCAGCTCAGTTAAGATTGATGGAGGGCGGTGCTTCAGATGTTGCTACAACTTCTTATCAAGGACAGATGGCAAATGTTAATAGTGCTTTAGCCAGTGACTACGGCTATTCTGTAGATGTTTCCAATAGAGCACAGGCTATTGAAAGATTGCAAGACACAGCCACAAGATATGAAAAGAAAGCTGCCAAGATGGATAAAAGAGCTGCCATGGCTGGTATGGGTGTTGCAGCTGCTGCCGGTTTGTTGACAGGTGGAGCGGCCCTTGCATTCTTACCTAGTGTTGGAGCTTTAGGGGCGACTGTTGCAGCTGGTGTAGGCGGTGCTGCAGCTACTGGTATAGTGTCTGCTACAGGTGGAGGAAGAGCTGCTGTAGCTGGTGGCGTACAAGGAACTATGACAGCAATGTCAGCAATCGGTTCACTTGGTGCTGCAGGAGTTGGTGCAAGCTCAGCTGCAGGTGCTACCGGAACTGTAACCGAAGCTGGTGGGGCTACAACAACTGTGACATTTTCTTCAGAAGCTGGTACAGCATCCTCAACATTCACAGAAGTATCGCCAACAGTAGTATATTCTGGTGGATATGGTCAAAATCTAGCTAACGCTTATAGAGCATACTCAATGTATAATTCAGCAACTTCACCTCTAAGAGGTCTACCAAAAAGAAGTTATTATGATGATGACGAAAGAAACAGAGGTTATAAAGCATGAGTCAAATTAGTGAAATAAAATTCGCACCAACTATTCCTGAGATTAATTTAAATCTGCAATCACAAAACTCTCAGTCAGATTTAGATAAGTTTCATGAAGAATATATGCAAGACATGGCAGGTATTGAACCTAATGTTGACTATGCTGGTGCCAGATCTTTTGCAGCTTCTCAATTGCAAGAAGAAGAAGAGAACAATCTATTTAATGCTACTCAATTAAACTTGAAGAATGGTGAGATAACGCCCGATCAAGCTGCTAACTTAATGGATTATTATTCTCCTCAAAGCTTGGCAACAAATGAAGACATTGCATTAGAAAAGCTGGCTGTTAGAAACAGTATCAGTGATGCTATAACCTTCAATGAATCTACCAAATGGAATACTATATCATCTGGAATAGACCCTGATGAAGAAGAGATAGAGAAAACCAGAGACCTTGTAATAGATAACTATAAAGATAAGTTCTATGATGGTGGTAATGGTAAAGGTCTTGGTGGAACCATGGAGTTTCTTGTAACATCAATGTTACCAGGCATTGGAGCAGAATATTTTGAAGGTACTTTTGCAGGTATTACAGGTATTAAAGATTTGATGACATCTGTATCAGATGAAGAAACACAACAGAAGCTTGCTGAATGGGGAAGAAAAAATGTTATGGAAGTTTCTCCTGAAGAAGCTAAAAAGAATCTAGAAAAAGTTTGGAAGTTCTGTGAAAAGGTTGGAGTACCTGCTCAAAACCGTAGAAGATTCTTTGATAGTGCTATTCTAAATGAAAAAGAAAACAATTTGTTTTCAACTGTCAACATTGCTGCTGCAGGTTTGGCTACTAAAGGTACATTATCAAAAGCATATAAATGGTTAAAGACTTTTGGCAATAAAGAAGCAGCTGTTGAAGTAGCTGTTGATGCTGTAAAAAGAGGTGATAAAACTGCTACAGCAGTTCTTGAACACAATGGTCCGACTCTTGTAAAACCTGAGATAGACAATACAGTATCTTTATACAGCCGTGCCGTTCCTGTCGAAGATGTTTATAAAGATGTAGAAATTAATTCTATCATTAATGAACAACGTGCTGCAGGTTTATTTGAAAATGTATCACAAGATGATATGGTTAAGAATGCTGCTAAGCAACTTGAGAAAGAGAATAATGATATTGCTAGTCATGGCTTTGTAGACCTACATGTTGTTGATGGAGAGGCTGGTGAAAAATTTGCACAGGCTTTAATAGGTGGTGGATTAGACGGTAAGAAGGCTATTGCAAATGAAGCAGAATGTGAGCAGATTGCTAAACGTTTAAGACTTACACCAGGCAGTTACGATGTTGTGCAAGGTGAAGGCGGATTCTTTATCAGATATGAAACACCTGTAACATTTAATGGAAGCTATTATGAACACGCTGAAGATGTGGTAGAAGGTTTTAATTATCCTGGTAGAGAAATCTTTCATGTATTCTGGGGCCATGTTAAACAGACTGCAGAAGCTTTTGGAAGAACTGTTGAAGCTAACCGTAAAAACTCTGGCATGATTAAAAGGTTGTTTAACAGGTTTAAAACAGACTTGAAGCTTGATAAAAAGTCTTCACAAAGAGTTGGTCAAGTTATTTCAGAAGGACAACAAGCTAATGACAGAATGGGTAAGTGGTTTACAAAAGAAGAGTTACTTGATAAAGGACTTAATGAAAAAGAAATCGACGCTTACTTCAATTATAAAAAACTGAATGATATTGAATACAGAGTCAATGACGAAGCTTTTGTAAGACGTGCGACAGAGAATGGTTTTAGTTTTTATCAAGACCAGTATATTGCTAAAGAAGTACCTTATAACAATAAAACATCTACAAAATTAAAACATATTACAGTTCCTGGAGGTATTAAAGATACTGAGATACCTAAACTCTTAGAAGATTTAAAAACTGGTAGAAAAGTATTGTTAGAAAAATATGCTGCTGGGTATATAGGTAATAATAAAAACATTACACATGTTATTGTAGATGCACAAGATTTAAAACGTACTCGTATACCATATGGTTTAACTCCTTATCAGGAAGGTGGCATACGTCGTTACCAAACTGGTACATTCTTTATTAAACAAGGTGTAACATTAGATGGTATCGGTGGTAAATTTAATGGTTGGGCTAATACTTTGACAACAACCACTAACAGAGCTGTTGCAAAAGAGTATGTTGAAGAAATGAATGCATTGATAGATGCTTGGAATAGAGGTGGTGCAACTAATGATGCCATTATGCAAGATGCTATCAACCATTTAAAAACTAGAAGAAGTCGTATTAACGATGTTGAAGACTTTAAAAAGATTTTATATAATGATAAAGATCAAACAGGTTGGTTAAGAACTGATAATCATTTACAAATTCTTGAAGATGGGCAGAAATATACTTATACAAATAATGTAACAGATTCTATTGAACAACATGCAGCAAGTACTGAAGATGCTTTCAGAGATTTGATAGCAGATGCAGCCAATGGCAGATACTCTCGTGGTCAAATGCTTGGTAGTATTGATGATGAAATGCCACCGCTTCTAGACTTTAAACAAATTGCTGATGAAGCTATCAATCGTGCTGCAAGAACTAATACTATCTTGGAAACTAAGAAATGGTGGCAGACAACTTTTGCCGAGAACTTTAAAAATCTTATAGACTATGATGCAACAGGCCCACTATCTGACCTAGAGTTATTAGAGAAGGGTGTAGTTGATGTTAATAGAGGAAGTGAGTTTAAAAAACAAATAAGAGCTGCTCAAAACATGCAAGAGCGTTGGAAGATGTTGTCAGGTGCTAAAACAGCTACTGATAATTATATTGAAGGAGTTATAAAAAGCTTTGCTGATATTTTAGCAGATAGTAAAATTGCTGAAGTAGTTCCATTCCTCAGACGTGGTGGAAATCTTTATAACTTTTTAGCTACTTCAAGACCCGACAAGTTTATTACCAAAGTTGAGTTTGCTTCTGCAATGGGCTTTATGAATACTAAACAATTCTTAAAACAAGCTTTAGGTATCACGGCTACATTTGGTATACATCCTTTAAGAACTACACAAGCTGTTATGGCTTATCCATTCTTAAGAGCTGCTTATCACTTTAAAGATAAACCAGGCATTATGAAGACAGTGACAGATGCTATGGCATCAGCTGGCATGATGTCTAAAAAGAATGCTGAAGGCTTTATTAAGTTTATGGAAAGAACTGACACGCTTGGTGCTACAGGTCGTTTACCGATGATATCAGAACAACACTGGAAAGCTATACAAAATAGTCGTATTGCTAAAGGTATGTATTATTTTGCAGATATGGGTAACAATATGGTGTATGGTGTTGCAGATATTGTAGCATACTTAGAAGGTGCTAAAAGAGGTTGGAATGATATGAAAATTCTAGCACATGCGGATGACCTTGCGTTAAACATGACACGTTCTGGTAACAGCTGGGGCCAAAGAGAAGTGCCAATCTTAATGCAATGGACATCATACCCCTTAAGACTTCTTGAAGCATTTGGAAATAAAAGATTAAACAAATTTCAAAGAGCAAGTCTGGGTTTATCTCAATTGGCTATGTGGGGTTATGGCGGTGCTGTTGGAGAAGAATATGGTGTCAATGCATACCAATGGTTAACAGCTAAACATGATGTTGATCCTGAAATAGCTAAGGTGGTTTGTAATGGCATTGTGACAAGCATTGCTAATGAGTTTGGGTATGAAATTTCAGAAGGTTTGGAAGGAGCTGAACTTGTTGAAAGAATCTTTGACTTACAGGATAAGGTTGGTAAAGGTAATTTATATTTGAATGTACCTGCTTTAAGAATTAAAAGTCGCATAGCATCCGCTTGGAATCTTGTTAGAAGTTTATATCATACAGCAACAGAAGATGATGCAAATCTTATGATGGCTGCTGTTAAAGCTGCTCAAGACAAAGACTTGCCAACAGGTATAAGAAACCTTGCCAATATGTATACAGGCTTAACAAGTAATAAAGTCTTTTTCTATGATACAGAATTTAAAACAAAGTATAAAGATGCTACTGGTAAAGATTTAGCAGCTTATATGATTGGTTTAGATCCTTATGAAGTAAAAGAAGAAAGACTGTTGAAATTAATTGAAAAGAAATTTAAAGGGGATATTCAAGAAGCTGTTAAGAGTACACATATTGATGCAATACTTGATCCATATTTTGAAGAGTATGTAGGAAATATGCATCTCTTTGATAACTTGGTGGCCATTCATTCAGCTGAAACAACACATGAAGAGAGCTTATTGCGTAGTGAAAAAGCTGTTAGAGACCTTCGGATGTTTGAAGAGATGGTTAAAAGAAGTTTAAAATCAGAGTGGTCGGAACTTGATGATGTTGTACTTGACCAAGCTGTGTTTGATTATCTTCACCGTAAAGCTTTTAAAGCTCGTTCACTTAGCGAGGCTGTTGAAGAACAAAAAGGTAAAATGTCCGATCAAGTTGTTAAACAATTTTCAGATTTCGTAGATAACAAAGGAGAAAAATAATGCCAGATATTCAGTTGCCAGCTCAGCAACAACAGGCACAGTATGTAACAGGTGCAAGAGGTGTAAACGTACAATATGGAACATCTTATAGAGCCCCTATATCTAAAAACTTTGGTGGGTATGAAAGGCCTTCTATCAATATTGATATAGGTAGAGCTATGTCAACTGTTATGCAAGGTATTTCAGAATCAAGAGCTACTGATAAACAGAGAGAAGAAGAGGTAAACTACAACATCTATGCTACAGAAGTCAACAGAATTGTACAAGGTCAGAGACAAGGTGCGTATACTGTTGAAGAAGCTGGGAACAGAATCCGTGCACTTGATGACAACTATTTAGCAATGGGTTATGACAGTGTTAAGCTTGCTCAGATTCGTACCAAGTATGATGGTGGTATTTACTCAGCTGTTGAAGCTGTACAGAAAAAGAACGAAGAAGCTGAAGCACAACGTAAGTTAGACTCTTATGATGAATTTAGAAAGCGTTATTCATTTGCTCAGAGCTGGTCTAATACTCGTGTAGAATCTTATTTAGGTGAGTTGAATAGCTTCGAAGATAAAATTAACAACATGACACAGATGATGAGCAATCCTTCTATGACTGAAGAGGATCGTCTACAAATTAAATTACAACGTGATGAAGTATTTAAACAATTGGGTATTCAAAATGCAATGAATGAAACTTATAAAAAGCTTTCAGAGAACCCAGAAAAATCTTTAACACCTAATGATTTGATAACATTGAGAAGAAATATTATGAACGACTATGTTCAACATGGAGGCACAATTCATGAAGCAGCGCCTATAGCAGATGCTATTATTCAGTCAATGGGACTAGATACAGTTTCAAATATGCTACAACAAGATGTTGAACATGCTAACCAATATATTTCTAATATTAATAAAAACCAGGAAAACCTAGCTTTACAACAATTTTATGACAGGTTTCCATTCATGGCTACTTTTGCAGGATTGCCTGATAGAGTATTAGAAACAGGATTAAGTAAAGGGTCAACTCAACAAGCAATGCTTAATGTTTTTCAACATACTGTAGATTACACACCGAATAAAGATGGAAGTATTACATGGATTTGGAATGATAAACCAATAACAAGTGAAGATTCTAGTGTAGCTATGATGACTAGCTTATACAACACTAATGAAGCTGCTAGCAAATCAAACTACCCTAACAAGTTGTTCATCAATGGTGTAAAAACTAATGAAGACATGGTAGATGAATATGCTCGTCAGACTGTTTTAAGTTCTAATCTATCTGATGAAGATCGTTCAGTGGCATTTAAGAATCTTAGAAACATGACGAATTCTGTGCAGGATACTTTGGCTAAAGGTAGTGGTAAAATAACTGACGAAAAAACTAAAAAAGAATTGCAAACTCGTTCATCAGCCTTGAGTTGGATTGCTCACGAATCTGACAGACATAAACCAAATGCTTCCATTCTGAACCAACTATCTATGACAGATAGACAAGGTGGAATTAGAATGATGGATGACGGTACTTTAGCAATGGTTAAAGACCACCCTTCATATTCTGCTTGGAACTATTTCTCAGACACTCACAGACTGTGCGAGGAATTCAACAATGCTACAAGAAATCTTACACCAGATACTCGTAAAGCTTTGATTGATAACTATGTAGAAGGAATTATTCCATATAATAAAAACCTTGATGGAGATGTTGACGACATGTCACCACAATGGAGAGACCGTATTAAAGACTTCTTGCCAGGTGCTTTAGAATATGGAAAAGGTTTAGTTAATACAATGAATGAAAATAACAGATTGAATGTTGAAGAAAATGAAAGAAGACGTAACAGAGAGTCTGAAGATGGAGAAATTGTAACATCTACTATCAGTGGTTCAACAACTTTCGCATTTCCTTCAATGGTTACTCCTTCAGGTCTTGAAGAAGAGATTGGTAAATACGACAGGTATATATCAGAACTTACTGAAAGATCTGGTGAAGACTGGTCTGGAGTTGTAGACACCTTAAGAGAGAAACAAAACGAATTAATAAAGCAAAGGATGAAAATGCCTGATACACAACAAGATATAATAGATACAGAGACACCTATACCTTCAGAATACGAACAGCATGTTACAAATTCTGCAAGACAATATGGTGTAGAACCTGAGTTAGTTGATGCAGTAGCATTCAAAGAATCTAGCAGAGGTCGTCACATAGTTAGTAAAGATGGCGGTGCAATAGGTATTATGCAAGTCCGTAAACCGGCTCTAACAGATGCTATAAAAGCTGGTGTAGTACCTGCTGGAACTAAGTTGGAGGATTTGAAAGATGCTGAGATAGGTGCTAAAGTTGGAACATGGTATTTATCACAGCAGTTAAAGACCTTTGATAATGATGAAGTCAAAGCACTAGCTGCTTACAATCAAGGCCCAGGTTGGGTTAGAGCTGCAATAAGAGCTGCTAACAATAAAGACAGGTGGCTTGAAGAAGCTGCTACCAAAGGCTTTACAATGGGCCGTAAAAAGATATCTCCTCAGTATGTAAGAAACGTTGTTGTTAATTACATAAGACCAATATTACAGGAAAGAGATAAAGCATGACAAAGATTTTATCAGGGATTTGTATAGTTTGTTTAGTGCTTTTAGGAATTTTGTTTGACAGCAATCTAAAGCTGAAACAAGAATTAAAAAATACACAAGCAACAATAACAAATTATAACAAATCTATGAATACATCTGCTAAAGTTATAACTGAAATAAGGGAGAAGATAAAATATGTTAAAGAGGATTGTGACTGCTATAGTCGTGATATCCCTTCTGACATTATCGTCAGGGTGCGTAAAAACAAATAAAGGGATTGTAAATAACTGTAGACAATCTGTTGTAACATATGGTGATGCTATCGAATGTATGATACAACTAGATAATCTACAATAATGTTAATAGCTGTTAACAGTTTGGAACAATTGTTAACAGCTATTATATTATCTATAATCAACCCCCGGCATCCTTTAAGGATATTATAATATACTTTGTGAGGTTTGTCAAGAAAAAATGAAAATATTTACAGATAGTTCTTTTGATGAGAATAAAAACGTTTGTGGAATTGGGATGTATATTGAAAACAATGGTGTAAATACTACAGTTTCTAATTTCATTTACACAGACGATAATAATTATGGTGAAATGTATGCAATATACTTAGCAGCTCTTCTCGGTCATGGTAAAAACTGTACAATTTATACCGACTCTTTGACAGCTGTTGACTATATCGAAGATCATATAAAAGAAAAGCCAAGAACTGACGAGGCATTTGAAAGACACCAACGACTAAAACTGATGGCATATAAAATTCGCCAGTTGAAACCAGATATCAGGTGGGTTAAAGGGCATAAAAAATACTATCAACAAATCTGTATCGGAAATCAACTGGCTGATATATTAGCTAAACAAGGTCGTGCTAAGCTATACGAGAGATGATGTCTTCATAACTTTAACAAGTGTTTTAGCTCTATCACCTGTCTGCTTGTACCAAAGGCTGTCTTTCATCTCTTTAGCAGCTTCGTCATAAAGGCCCTTTTTTAAGGCACTGAAGAACTTTTTAAATTTTGCGAGTCTCTCATACCCAAGATTGAATGCCATATCTGTAAGGACAAAAAAACGGGCTTCAGATAGATCTTTATAGTTGATGCCATACTTATTACATAAAGCCATAACATCTTGGATAGATCGATTAAAGTCAGCTTTAAACAAATAGTCTGCTTCTGTTTTAGATATGCCAACATCTTCTAAGTTTCTGCCGTAACCTATTGTCAGTTTGCCTGCAGGACATTTATAAACCTTTAAACGTAGTGCTTCAAACTTTTTTGTATATTCTTGATATTTTTCTAACATCATTCCCACTCCTTATTTAATTTATTTATCTCCTCCTCAGACGACACCTTCCAGTACATGTCACACCCTTTCTCAGTTGGATGTATACCAGTAAAATAGCATTGATAGTTGTCAGCTTTTGCCCTATATCTGTAGCAAGATTCTTTGACAGGACATTCAACACTTTGACACATGGTAATATCAGTCATTAGAGACCTCCACACCATTTGCAGCATACCCCGCAATATCTACCCAGCTATCCTCATGTGTTATATCGTTACAAAGTCTTGATACTTTCATAAGAACCATCATAGCTGCTACATCTTTAGGACTTATGCCACAACTTTTCTTATTAATTAAGTAAATATTCCAAAAATCTGCAATAATTTGAAAGCAATTCTCAGGACTTCCGTAGTTCTTTTGTCTAGCCCCATTAACAATATTTTTTGCTGTCTCTAAAAGCTCTGATCTATTCATTTAAAATACTCCTGTACTTCCAAAACCTCCGGCCCTATCGTTATCAAATGTTATAGGTCCGTCTACAAATTCAACCCATGGCAATCTATTAAATACAACTTGACAAACTCTGTCGCCTCTATTAATTTCAAAAGGTTCGTTGCTGTAGTTGATTAATAAAACTGCCCACTCTCCTCTGTAACCTGCATCAATTGTTCCAACACCGTTCACAAGACCGATACCATGCTTTGCTGCAAGACCCGATCTGGCCCGTAACTGTGCTTCATAGCCTGGCTCAAACTCTGTCACAATACCTAAAGGTACTTTTGCATATCCATGTGGCATTATTAACATATCAACAGTTGATCTCAAGTCAATGCCAGCATCAGAAGGGTGCGCATATTTCAACACACCCCAAGAGCTATCGTAATTTGGTAAATAAGCTACTTTTAATTTCATAGTGTAGGCTCCTTAAACAGTTTTCTGTCTTCATGCTCTTGTCTTTTACCAACATTGTACTCAGATTGTGGTCTGTAATAGCCCATAACCCTTGACCAGCATTCAACAAGCTGATGTTTTGTGCCATCTTTCATTGTGACAATCAATGCTTCAGACACATTATCAACATCATCTTCATTGATTCTGTTGTTTTTTAATACAGCTTTTTCAAATTCTGATAACATATTTTTCTCCTATTTATTAAGTTCAATTAAACGTTGTGCTGCAAATTCATGCTCACAAATGGGGCAGAACTTGTGTTGACCTGCTATGTAACCATGCTTTGGACAGATACTATAAACAGGTGTAATACTGATATAAGGTAGGTTATAGTTAGTCAAAACCCTTTTAACAATTTGCTTACAAACTTCTCCAGATGACAGCTTTTGTCCCATATATAAGTGAAGAACAGTACCACCTGTGTATTTTGTTTGCAATCTGTCTTGTAAATCTAAAGCTTTAAAAGGGTCGTCAGTAAATCCTACAGGCAACTGAGAAGAGTTGGTGTAATATGGATTCTCTTCGTTACCAGCTTGTATAATATCTGGAAACAAAGCGAGATCAGATCTTGCAAATCTTGTGGTAGCGCCTTCTGCAGGTGTTGCTTCAAGATTATATAGATGCCCTGTCTCTTTTTGAAACTCAACCATCAAATCTCTGATAAAGTTTAAGATATCTTCAGCCATATTTACACCATTAGGTGTTGTAATATTATCTACATCATGTGTATAGTTTCTAATCATCTCGTTGATGCCGTTAACACCAATAGTACTGAAGAAGTTTCTATAAGTACCTATCCAACGTTTTGTGAAAGGATAGAAACCAGCCTCTAAACGTTCTGATAAGTATTGTCTTTTAACTTCAAGAGCATCTTTAGCAATTATACACAGGTTTTTGATATGTTGTTTCATGTCATCATAGTTTGATGGATAACCATCTTTGAACAGGTAGCCTATACGAGCCATGTTAAGAGTAACAACACCAATGGAGCCAGTCTGTTCAGCACTTCCAAACAACCCGTTACCTTTCTTCAACAATTCTCTTAAGTCTAATCGCAATCTGCAGCACATACTTCTAACATCTGATGGTTGCATGTCAGAACTTACATAGTTGCTGAAGTAAGGATAACCGTATTTAGCAGTTACTTCAAATATTTTATTAGCAACTGGTGTATCCCATTCCCAATCGTTAGTGATGTTATAAGTTGGTATAGGAAATGTGAACGGTCTGCCATCTTTATCGCCCTCAGACATGACGTCAAGTAGTGCAAGATTGATTACATCCATTTCTTCTTGGTAATCTTTGTATGTTGTGCCTGTGTCAATGCCACCAATCAAGACTGGTTTATCTTTCAAATCTTCTGGGCATTTAATATCAAGTGTTATGTTACTGAAGACAGTCTGTCCACCCCACCTTGAAGATGTACCGCAACAATAAATAAATTCTTGAATAAGCTGTTTAACTTGTTTAAAGTCTAAGTTATCAGCCCTTACAAAGGGTGCCAAGAACGTATCAAAACTGCTGAAAGCTTGAGCACCGGCCCATTCATTCTGCATTGTTCCTAAGAAATTTACCATCTGTCCTAATGCTGCAGACAAATGCTTCGGTGGTCGAGCAGAAGTTTTACCAGGGACACCTGCAAAACCTTCTTGAAGTAATGCTCGAAGGCTGTGGCCACAACAATAGCCCCCTAAAAAATCTAAATCATGTATGTGAATATCACCATGTCGATGAGCTTCTCCAGCTTCTTTCGGATATATTTCATTCAACCAATAGTTAGCTACAACCTTTCCCACAACATTCAGAATCATTCCACCAACTGAATAAGATTGATTAGCATTTGCTTTCACTCTCCAATCAGATTGTGAAACATATTCTTCAATTGTTTCTTTTACATTAATACTTTTACTCACTATTTCCTCCGCTTTAAATCAAATTGTTGAAGACAATTATCACAACCTTTACTATCTATTGGTATAATACTACCACAGCATGGACACATCTTTAGGCAATGTTCTTTAAACTGCTTGTATCGGATGAGCCAGGCTGGGTAATAGTAATGTGCCAATTGTCTTAGGGCTATTTCATTGTAATTCTTGTTGATGCAAAACATCTTGATAATACCTCGCTATTAATAATGCCTCAGCCCAACCATCTCGAGAAGCTGTTAACTGTTCTGCAACAGCCGGATAAAGTTTCTTGGCTAAGTCTATTGACAAATGTTTTCTTTCAGTCTTAGACAGACCTTTAGAAGTCAGACCAAAGTGTTTCTTCCATGTTACTGGAGATACTTTCATATACCCTGCAGTACTTAAATACCAGCCAACTAACTCAGCCATTCCTGCAAGCTTCATAAAGGTTGTATTAGCTGTGCAAGATTGCCCTGGCAGACCATGAACATCTTCAACAGCCACGTAAGTACTGATACTGTACTGTTGCATAATGTCTATGCAGTCTTGATAAGTGCCTACATCACCTGTTAAAGGGTAGAAAGTAACTACACCATCTTCATAAAGACATGCAACACAGCCTTTAGAACCTGGGTCAATTCCTATAAACCTTCTAGCCGGCATCGTAAACCTCTGAATATGATACATCCCCTTGAAAGAAGTCTTCCCTGTGATCGATTAAATCTTCATAAATTTGTTCAAGCAACCAGCGCTTGTCTTTTCCAATTATATAAAGGATATCATCAAGTGAAAACACCTCTTCTACATAATCTAAAAAGCTGTTGTCTTCCATCACATACTCTCCAAATCTTTCCAAAGAAACTCACCAGAATCTGTATTTATAACTGTAAATCCTCTGGACCATTTATTGCACAACTCCCTTGCCCATGAAGGAGAATTGTTAGAGAACATTGGACACTTTAATGCAAAAATCTTTTTACCGTCTTCTAGTCGGTATGACTCTGCATAATCTTTTAAGTGACTGTGTCCACATACTACCGAACTGTGATAGTTATCTAGCAATTCTGCTGCAGTTGTGCAAGGAGTATCAGACAATCCTTTAGGAAGGCAATGTGCAAATGATATACCGTAACATTGAAAAGGTTTTTGATAGTCATAAACTTCCCAGCCCCACGGTATAAACAACTTCTCTAGTCTGCCATTAACATCATTTCTAATATCGTGATTACCGAGACACAAAACCTTTTTAGGCCTGTACATTTTATGTTTATTTTTACGACAAACATTTCTAAAGTTTGCTAATACATTTTCAAATGCAAACAAATGGTCGGCAACGCTGTCAATTTCTTGATCAAGAGTATATAAACCTCTTGAAGATTTGATCCAGTTTTGTGAATCAAAATCTGCAACGTCGCCAAGATGTACAATATATTCTGGTTTAAACTTTACACAATACTTTCCAAGATTCTCCCAATATTTTAAAGAGTTGTTAGCAGGAGAGATATGTGTGTCAGATATAACCAGTATATACATTATTTTGCTCCAACTTTTTTAGCGGTTTTAGCAACTGATTCCATGGTTGCTTTGTAGTTTTCTTCAGCTTGTTTAGCTAGCTTTTCCACTTGCTTATTAATCATCTCATCAGCTGCTGCCAGAATTTCTTCAGGCATTTCTTTAATTAGGTAGGACCCAATATCTTTAATGTTAAGCAGTGTTGCATTTCTTTGTGTATCTTTTATAATAACACAACGACAGTTGACATCAAAATAAAATGGATGCTCTACAGTCTTACCACCTTCTGTTTCTTCAAGACATGTTAAAACTACAAACGGTCTCCATTGATTATCTACTATTTCTACCATTATTTAATCTCCTCAACTTTAGGTTCTTTGTTAACAACTGTTAAATATTTTATGCCATCAGCATATTGAAAAGCTCGTAAATTAGGCCAACATTTAAACTTATAAGGGCAATAACTACAACCTCTACTAAGTTTTCTGTTACCGCTTTTTCCATCTTCTACATCACTATAACAATACTCTGTAGGTGGTGTATCTTTTTCCAAAGCTGCTTTAGCTTTTTCAATAAGCTCTTTAGTGTTAGGCATATCAAAAATTTTATCGGGCTGATAAAGACAAATCTCTCCAGACACTTTATTAATTGCTAAAAATCCTGGATGACCGTTCCCTACCTCTTCATCATATGATTCAAGCTGTGCTAAATACCCAAAAGGATCGTCATCAGGCAGATAACTTTGAGAAAATTTAGTAAAGCTATGAGGTGATGCTGACTTAACATCAACAACTTCTCCATCAATGATGCTATCGATATGCCCTTTGATGCCATGATGATTAACTTCTTCCTGTCTTCTTTCAACTGTATGACCAGAAACTTTAGCTAACCATAAAGCAATGTCTTCAATAATATCTCCATATAAAAATTTTAATCTTGCTGAAGCTTCTAACTTCTCGTTAATAGGTTGCTTAATATCAAACCATATCTTTCGAAGTGGCTTACCTATTGATGACAAAGAAAGATAAGTCCTGTTGCTAGTGTCTTGAGATAGTCTGTTTTTAATAGTGGCAACAATGTCTTTCGCCAACTCTTCATACAGACTATCATCAAGCCTAGGTGTGTTCTCTAGAAATTTATTGATATCAGCAACAAGATTAGATAAGCTCGTCATCATCTGAAGATGATATGTCAGAGTCGTCATCAAACTCTGCGAAATCATCACCGCCATTGTATTCAACCAGATTTTTTATCATGATTGAGCGCAGTCCTAAGAAGACTTGATCTTTATAGCCTTGATATTGATTGGCTTTAACATGAGCAACCGTACCATTACCAATGTTTTTCAAATCATCTGATGAAAGAACATGCTTATCACTTCCAACAACTTTAGGTTGACGAGAAGACTTCAAAGTTATTGAGTATTTATCATCAACTTTCTTTATTTTTTGACGGCTGTTGATAAGCTCTTTAACTTGTTTCATAGTTTTCTCATCCATCAAGACATCAACTTGATATTTATTTGAAGCGTACTCGCCTTTTGTTTGAGGTGCTGATAAGAAGGCCCATCTTAATTCAACATCTTTTAATACAATAGATTTTAAATCTGCCATTTAATTAACTCCTTTCTACATTAAATATTGTATCATTGATTTTTTAATTTGTCAAGAATAAATTTCATCAACATCTAAATATTTATTTAGAGTATCGTCAGTAAATGACATAGCTGATAAAAATTCTCGAATACGTTTGAGATTTAGTTTTATCGTGCCATCATCAACATAAGAAATTTGAATCGACTGTTTATCGTCTTCATCATCTTTGCAACTAATTGTTACATATCTCATTTAGTTTCTCCTTAAATTGTTGCTCATCACAAATCTCATAAACATTTGAAAAGTGATAAGCGTGTTTAAAAATATTGAAATACTTTGAAGTAGTCTTTGAGTATTTCTTTGGTGTACAATATAAAACTTCACCCATTGGGTCAAGCTTATCAATAAAAGCTACAACAGTATCATAGCTTTGAAAGATTTTGTAGCGATATGTTTCAATCACGTATTGATTTGCTTTAATTGTTGAAACGTGTATCATGTTTCCCTCCTTAGTGAGTCTCTAACCAGTTGTTGCCAATCTTATAATCAGCGCCTAAAGGACATCTTAATCCGAAGTGAACACCGGCTTCAATAATATGCTTTTGAAGTATCTTTCCAACCTGTTCAGCACATTCTTCAGCACAGTCATACTGCATTTCATCATGTACAACAGCGACTTGAAACGCATCTAAACCAAGTTGTTTTATTTCTTTAAAAGATTCAATCATAGCTCGCTTCATAATTACTGCTTCACCTGCTTGTAAGTAACTTGACATACCAAAGTGAGCAGACTTAAGAGGTATTCTTCGACCGTCTAAACCTGTGAAGTAACCTACCCCAGCCCTGTATTCAATCTCTTTCTGAAACTTTGACCAGCCTTTAATGTTCTTTTTAAGGCCATCAAAAGCTTCTTTACCTTTATCATACCCACCTAAGATGCTGCCAATCTTTGCAACACCTGCTCCCATAATGATGGCAAATGTACACGTCTTACCCTTCTTACGAGCTGCAACCATGTCGTGATTGTTTTCATCATACTCTTTATCTTTAGGATTTAAACCATAAATTTGTGAGAAGAAATAGTGCATATCTTTATGAACGATTTGGTAAATAAGCTCATCATCTTTCAGGTAGTGTGCTAACACTCTTAACTGAATGTTTGCTGCATCGCAACCAACCAACTTACGACCTGGTGCTACTGTAAACATCTGACGACATACTTCACCATACAAACCTTTCGAAGGAATGTTACCAGTATTAGGATTTCTGTGTGCCATTCTGTGTGTACCTGCACCAATTGAAACAACCTGTCCATGTACTCTACCATCTTCATCACAAGCATCAAAGTAAGATTGTATCAATGTAGAACGACTCTTCAAAACCTTACAATCTTTTATTAGTTTTAACGGAGCTGGTGCATCCTCTTTCAAAGTCTCTAAGTTTCTTTCACTAATCTTTGGCTGACCGCCTGGAGTCATCTCTGTAGGATTCCACCAACCTTCTAGTCGCTCTACAATTTCTTTAGGAGAATCGATACAAAATTCTTTATAAGCTATACGATTATATCTGTCTCCTTCAATTTGCTCAACAAAACCACTATCAATAATTCTTTTACTGACGGCATTCAGCTCACCTGTTTTAGTTCTTTTTGCAATCCATTCACCTACAACAACTTTTCTAGGTGGAAACAATGTCTGCAACTCATTGATAATGTTCATGTATTTTTGATCAATCTCTGCCTTAACTTTCAAGGCCAGATTGTAGTCTAGCAAGAACCCTTTTATACGTTGACGTTCAAGGATTGCTTGAGACCAGTGCTCAATTTCAATTGACTCTTTTGTGAATCCTGTTAATTCTTTTTTCAAACGTTTATAAACTGCATAGGTCACTTTAACATCTTGTATGCAGTAGTCTTCCATCTCTTGTGACCACTGTGACCAATCTTCGTGATGGTCTTTAAGAACTCCCAGTCTTTCTCCCCAATCTCGAAGACTGTGACCAGACCTAAAGCTGTCTGCTAATCGACTAAGTACAAGAGTGTCAGTTATTTTATCAAGTTTTAATCCAATCTTCCACAGTTTATTCAGCCAAATCGAATCATACCCGATGAAGTTGTGACCAATAACCTTATCACAGGTAGCAAAATACTCTCTTGCTTTGTCTGCATCACCATCTCGAAAGACTGTGATTGAGTTGTCTGCAATATCCATACAAACACAGCACCATATTTTATCAGGTGTTAAACCATTGGCTTCAATATCACAGATCACTTTCCTCATTTTATCCTCCTTTAATCTGGGTCTTCATAATCTAAAAACTCATCCAAATCTTTTTCAATCAGCCTTGTTGTATCTTTATCATACAGAACAGCTGCTGCTAATCCTTTAGAACCAAAGTCACGGTCTTTTAATATTCTTAACTTCGTTGTGTTTGATTCAATCGGGTCAGAACTTTGACCATTTCTTTCAAGACCTAGCACAATATCTGCCAATTGTTTAACAGAAGAAGACTGTTTCAAATCATCCAAAGTAACTCGGCCACCTTCTTCTGTCTGGTGTGCAGCATTTTGTGCTTTTCTTAAGTGACAAGCTGTGACAATAATTATACCAAGCTCAACAGCAACCTTCTTCAAATCAGCCACCAATTTATTCAATGCTTGTGTACTGTTTTCAGCATCATCAACAACCATTGTCAAGTGGTCTAAGATAATTAAAGAACAGTCACGAGCTTTATTCAAGTATCTAATCTTATCTATTAACAAATCAATGTCATCAAAATCAAAACCATCATAAAGCTCTAACCGTCTATCTGCACCAGATTCTTCAAACCATTTCTTCAAGTCGCTAACACTTTGTGCTTTCCATATCTCCGGCCTTCGTAAGTTTAGCCCAGCTTCTAATGACATCATTGAAACTGCTGTATCTTCTGCCACTTCTTCTAGAAAGAATGCTCCGACTTTACCAGAAGTTGTTTTAAGATAGTGGTGGATGATGTGTTTTAAGAATGCTGACTTACCCATGCCAGTACCTGCGGCAAATACAATCAACTGTGAAGGTCTAAAGCCACAAATCTTTTCATTTAATCCAGACCAAGGTGTTGGAAGATATGATTTAGTTTTATTAAACTCTTGAACACGTTCCCATAAATCATTGTAGTTAACAATATCAGCAGGTCTATACTCTTCAGCTCTCCACCAATAATTATTCATGAACTCTTGAGCTTTACCAGCTTTAAGAAATTCATTTGGATCTTTCATATCTTTAGGTAATTTTACAATCTTTACTTTTTTTGGTGGTAGTAGTTCAGCAATTTTTGTAACCGCTTTTCTACCCGCCTCATCTCCATCAAAACATAGAATAATATTATCAAAGCTATCAATGTATTCATAATTCTTTTTAATATCTTTGATGGCATTGCAACCATCTTTGATAGAAACGACCGGACTTTTGCCACCTTGCATTTGATATACTGATAAAGCATCTATCTCTCCTTCAGTTATTGTTATATATCTGCCACTAGCAGGAAACAAGTTTTGTCCAAACAACACAGCTTCTTTCATATTGCCAAGACAATGAAACTGTTTGCCCTCAACTGTTCGTATCTTTTGTGCAATCATTGCACCATCTTTGTTGTAGTATGGGTAGATGTGTTGAGCAATACCGCCAGATTTTATAACAACTTTGACACCATATTTTTTACATGTCTCAGCTGTCAAGCACCTATCTGGTATACCGTTTTGTGGAAATCTACCAGCCTCTTCATTTATATCACTTTTAACTGTCATTGAATTATCTCCAAACTTTTTCCAAGAATGTCCACAACTAAAACACTTTGCACCACCGTCTGCATAGACTGACAAAGCATCAGAGCTGCCACATTCTGGACATGCTATGTGTAATTTAACAATCTCCCCCATGTTTTATCCTTTACTTACTAGTCATAAATATTAAAAACAAACATATAAAAAATACAACCATCAACTATTTCTCCAATGTTTTCTACAGACTGCTTTGTATGTTACATTATCCTTTTCAATGGCTATACTATTTGTTGAATAATCTCTAACACCATCAATATACCGAGCATGTGCCACAGCTTTATTAGTACACCCATGTATTTGACAAAGGTTTTCCATTTCATAAAGCTCATCCGCCAATGCTAACAGCGCTTGACTACCCTCGAACAAATCTCCGTTTGAATTTGTTTTCAATCCATATGCAAGAACTGGAACATTTTTATCAGCCAATTGAGCTACATACAAAACATCTTTGCGAGTCATGAATTGTGCTTCATCAATCAATAGTGTTTTGAAATTTAGATTATCAATTACTCGAATGTCTTGATAATAATATGCAGGTATTTCTTTATTAATAAGTCTTGAGCGAGTTGTTCCCCAACCTTTGAAAGACCCTTCTCTATCATCTACTGCTGGTTTAATAACAACTGGATCAAGTCCTTTTATTCTATATGTTTCATAAGTATTTATTAGTTGTGTTGTCTTACCTGCAAACATTGTTGCATATGTGAATCTAAGCATTATCCATATCCTTTACAAATAATCCACAGTGACATTTACCATGTTCATTCAACTCTTTTAAACATAAAGGAGACATGCACCAATGGTCTTTATCATTAGGGTAGCAAGGACACGCATACTCATCAATAGCTCTTGATTTAATTGACAATATTTTATCAGCATGTTGCGATAAACTTGCGCCAACTTGCTCCGCCATGTCTTGAAATTTCTTTTTAAACTTTTCTTTATCTTCATCAGTCCAATCCAAATAAAATTTAGTCATCTTGTTTTAACTCCTTTAATTTATATTCAGGTTTTTGCTCAATAACTTCACAAAAATCATATTGTTGTTGAGTGCATAACTTTTGAACAATATTATCTTCTCCAATTGAGTAACCTAGACTAAACATCATGAGGACTATGAGGACTACTCCGATACTTAAAATAAAACTTCCTACTATTTCATCCATGCTTCATTCTCCTTTAAATTCTTTACTGTTTACTGCTTCTTGCCAAGTCGGATATTCAGCGACTAATACCGTATATTCTTGTATATCTTTATTTCTAGCCCATTCCCAAACTTCTCCGTCTTGAAAAATAAGGTCATATCTATAAAAATTAAAGTCTTTGGTTGGTGGATATTCTTTTGTTACAACAACTATGTCAATTTCACTCTTTCCTTTAAACTCGTAAACCTGTCCTACTTTTATCATCACTCATTCTCCGTCTTAAATAAGTCATCAATGTTTGCTTTACTCTTGCCAAGATATGTAAAATATCTTGTGAAAGTATCCGCATCATAAGGATTACCAATAAGATGTTTTTTATAACCAAGAGAAGCCGTGTGAACTAACAAAACACCTACATCAACTATAAGATGTCTTATATTTTTAGCCCTATTATAAATCCAAATATCTCCGACTTCTGGCTCTTTACTCATCTGTCTGCTCCCCTAATAGTTCTTTTGTTTGTTTTGCCATTTTTTCTAAATCAATCATCTACACTAATCCTTTTCTATTCAATAACCATACAACTAGGACAACAATTTCTGCACCTAATTCCATTGTGGACATAAGACAGAAAAATGCTCTCGCTTCTTGAACAGCTTGTGTCCAATCCCATAATAGCCAATACCAATATAATAAAAGACTAATCATTTATTCATTCTCCAGTTTATTTTAACAATATCAGGTCTTATTAATACGATTATAGGTAATAACAAAACAACCAATATAACAAAACAAAGACAACATAAAATAAAAGGGATTACTACAAGTGTTAGTAAACATTTTCCTATCCGTTCAATCATCTATTCTTTCTCCTGTAATACTTGGTCGATTTTATTCAACAATATAGATTGCTCTCTATCTAAAACAGGCGAATCATAATCTATTGAGGCAATATTTTCTCTACACTCTTTCAGCAGTTCTTTGAGCTGTTTAATATAAACTTTTAAATCTTTACAAACATCTTCATAAGCACTCACTGTTGTTTGTATTTCGAGATATTTTTCGCATATTTCTTTTAATTCTTTTTTGAGCTTGGTGTTTTCATCTAGTTTTGCTTGCCATTCTTCATAACTCGGCACTTCGGTTAAAACTTCGTTTATCTCATAACAATTATCGTATGTTTGCCGCCTGTCGCTATAAAGCCAAATCCTATGTTCTTCTAGGCGGTTGACATAATATGCACCGAAAGTCAATTCACCTTTTTTCCAAAGTTTTGTTAATTCTGTCATCAGCAAAGCTCCTCAATCTCTTGTTTGGTTAATCTACGGCAATGATAGTAATCATAACCATCTTTCATACAATAAAATTTTTCAATAGCATAATTTTCATCATCTTTTTTATTTATCCCATCAAGAATACCAAAAAACACATTTTTATCATCTCTATACCAAAACGCACACAACTTGCCAATATCCTGTTCTGTGGCTTCCTGTATCGGTCGGGTGATTTTTGTTTTATCGTACCAGTTAATATTTATAAGGTTTCCGCATATTGAATGTCCATACCCACCATTAAATATAGCACTAGATGTGTTTGTTTCTCTTTTTTCAAGTTGTATTTCAGTAACATCATCAGGCAATATGTTCCATAGGTCTTGCATATCCTGTTCGTTATCGGTATCAAATATTCTTTGTGTCATTCTTCATTATCTCCAACATACCACCCCAACTTAAAACCAATTACAAAAGCTATAACAACTAGTATCATTTGCCACCCGACTATTGCATAACATAGTCCAGCTGTAATAATACCTGCTATAATTGAAAGAAAAGTATACAAACTTGATAACGGTTTATTAGGTTGATGTGGTGGAAATACTAAATCATCTTTATAATCTGGTGCATTGTTACTCATTTGTTTTCTCCTTTTATTACCAATAAAATTTATTAAACATATTCAAAGCAATATAACAACCTATCATAACTGCTGCAGTTGTTAGTAAAAATTGTTTAATATAGTTTAGCATTGTCATCCTCCCTTTTTAAAAATGTTATAAACTCTTCGCTTTGTAAGTCATCAAGATTATCACAGTTTTCAAAGTCTGTGTAAAATCTTTTAGCTTTGTTGATCTGCTTTCTACAATCACTGCAAATACTTTCATACTTGCCTGTCTGTTTGTTTAAAGTCCAATCATCAGTTTCTTTATTACAAATCTGACATCTCATCTGTTATATCCTTTCCATCTATCGGTGGGTTACCAATAACTTCTAGTTCGTTTGCTACAATACGAGCATCTGATAAGATATCTTCCCAATCTTGTAAGTCATCATTGCTCATTTTGTTATCGCCCTTTTTAAATTCTATGCCAAATAGATTAGCACTTTCTCCATAAACTGTCAAGACTTTTTTGTTAAAATCAATAACAATTTTATCAACATGTTGAATTATCTTGTCTACTGAAGGGTCATAAGTGTGAGAACCTGTAGCCGTTAATGCAACCAATATAGTATCAGTCGGTTTAGCTACTGCCTTCAAGTCGTTTATGTTGTTTGAATGGGCTACAACTAAGTTGTCTACTGTCACTAAATAATAGTTACCAGCATAAAAAATTCTCTCAGTACTCATAGTTATCTCTCCATTTTGAAGTTGAGTTGTAGTAATTATAACATGTTGGTGTAGAACTTTTTTGATAAACTGTCGGAATGCATGGATAAAACATCATATTTTGAATTATGTCTTGCACCATATCTTTTATATTTTTTAAGGCTTCAAAATCAGTATTCTCAGTAGCTGTGTGAGGATTGAAGTAAGCTACTGATAAGTTTGTTGACTCACAATATTTACTAATAGTTACTGTATCACTAATGCTACCAGTTGTTGGTATAAAATAGTTTGTAAAATTAGAAATAGTTTGTGATAAAATCTTATTAAAGACTGAACCACCACCACCAGTTAGTGTATCAAAATTCCCTCGTCTATCTAACACCATGCAAAAGCTGTCTGTTATTATTTGGTCAAGAACTTTATTACTTTCTAGCTCCTTGATACCAACACAACCAACCTCTTCACCAGATGAGATGATAAAGTTAACAGGTATACCATCTTCTAAAAGTTTTAAGATAATCCATATACCATTTTTATCATCTGCACCTAGTGATGTCTGCTCCCAGTCTTTATTATATGCTCTGATTATTCCATCTTTCATAAAGAACTTAACAGCCTTGCCATTTGTTTTAACTTGGTCTAAGTGGGCTGATAATATGGGCCCTCCAACATCATCAAGATTGTAAATGTTTTTGCCAAGTGTATAATAAACAATACCATGTACATCTAACCATTTACAAATCCATTCAAATATCTTTTGCTCATCATCTGAGTCATGGACTGATTCGAATGAATAAAGTTTTAATAAGTCTTTCATTCTAGTTACCTTTCTTGTTAGCGTATTTAATAAAGTTGATTTGATTTTTATCAACAACTCTTAGAACAACCGTATCGTAGTCTAATTCATTTCTATAGTTTTGAATGTAGGCTTTTAAAGTTTGTAGTGGTATAACATCTTTAGAAAACATGGAAGTAAAACCTAAAACAGAACCATCTTTACATGAACAAGCTGTGTTCTCTGTCTCTGTTGAGATAGCAAAATGCTCTAGTCTTTCATAAATTCCAGATTTACTTGAAGCTAAAAGTTTAAAGTTACCATCAACCCAGTCTAAAGCTAGCAAATTTGAACAAGGTTTTTTAACAACATTAGCTAACCAGTGAACATCTTCACTATCAGATATTACCAAGTTTGTTATCGCACATCTTTTTGGATTGATTATTTTGTTTTCAATACAGTCAATATCTTTGTAGATATCTAGGTTAGGGTCGACAATATTTCTGTTTAATGTATCAATGATACTTGAATAGTCCCCCGAAATACACTTCCAATGTTTACTGCCAATAAAACTTCTGATACCATTACCTCTACAAAAGTCTGTTTTATCTTGTCTTAAAGAGTCTGGATAAAATCTGCAATTCCATTTGTTAAAAATCTCTGCATATTTATTACCGTCTTTAAGATTTACTATTGAATTATTTGTTATTGGTATGTCATTTAGTTCCAAAAAGTTATCAACATTGAGATTGTATAATGTAGAATAAACTTTATCAATTAGTAATTTATTGTCAGCACTCATCCACCCCCAAGTTCTAAAGAACATATATGGAGCAGGGTATTTTGAATCTGTTCCACCAACTGTTACCTTTTGAGCATGACTTTTTGTTCCATAAACAATGTAGTGATTGTCTGATAAAATCATTGGGAACATACCATAAAAACCTCTATGAGAACTGCTCAAACTGTAACAACTTTGATGAGCTGAACCATAGCTGCAGAAGAAATAGTCATAAAGGTTTTTACTAATTACAATATAATCACAACCTTCAAAATCTTTTCTACCTTCACAACACATAGCTCTTGAAGACGGCTTAACAGGTATATACATTCTGTCTTCAACAATTTGAGCGTTAGGGTACCGTTGTTTTAGAATGCTCCAATCTTTTTCAGACTTATCAAACTCATAAAGTTTTACTAATAAATCTGGTGTATCCCAGTAGCAAACTGCTAACAGTATTTTTAAATAGAAGTCTGTCTTATCTCTTGATAAGTCTTGAATCATACTGTTAGGTGCTATGCTAGCATCATATCCTTCATCAAGTTTAAGATTTCTTGTGATAAAGTCAGGGTCTTTTTCAGATAAAGACAAGGTCTGATACTCACAAATACCTTTTAAATAGACTTGCTGAACTGCACTCATAAATATTTCTTTTGTTACATCTTTTAATATCTTTGCATTTTCAGGCACTAAGTCTTCAATGATTGAGTAAAAATATTTACCACATCTTTTGAAGACATTGTGGTCAAGTGCTAAGTATTGTCGCAACTCTTCATCAAGAATGAAATAAAAGTCTTCAACTCCTTCAGATAGTCTTGAGATAAGCTTATTATCTTTATTGAAATAAGAATTTTTAATATCTGATTCAGTGTTAAGGTTGTTCATATCAACCCCTTTTGTTAACAGCTCAAGTGTTTTGAATGTCAACAACATATCATGTGTATTCATGTTTTACTCCTTTCGCTAATTACATGTCACATTATTAGAGCAGTTACTAAAAGGAAGGAACATCATGCGAAAAAGGAAACTTTTAGCAACTGTTCAAATAATGTGACAGCTTTCGCCATCACATTATAAGTGTTAGTTATCAAGTTGATAAATGATTGTTCCCAATCTTTCATCATTATACTTAAGTCCTGCACGATAGTGTTTACCATTATCTCCCAAGACTCTTGTATACCAACCTTTATCATCATAGCCACAGGTCTCAATTACTGTTCCAACTGTATGAACTCTGTCACCATTCTTTCTGATGTGGCATACTAAAACTCTGTCATCAACTTTGAAGTCTGTATCAGGTACATCAGGTGTGTCTGGTGTATCATCAACATCGTCAACTAATACATCATTGTTAACATAAATGTTAACAGTAATGTTATCAGATTTATTTGATGTAAGTTTTTGAATGAGTTGTTCAAGATTCAACATTTGCTTTCTCCTATTTGTTAAAGTTAAAATTAAAATTCACCTAAGAATTGTTCCTCAGATGACTCGTCACTATCTCGAAAATATTCGGGATAATCCTCTTCCAAAGTATCAAGGTCTGATGTGTCCCAGTCGTCTGTTTCCCAGTTGTCAGAGTCCATCTCTTCTCTTTCGACATAGTCACACCATTCCTCAACATCTTCATAAATAGCATCTCTTATATAACTTAAAAAGTCACCATCATCTGGTGACCAATTTGCTCTCAGTTCTTCTACAGCATTATCTTTTAACTTGTAACGAGTTCTATAATAAACTGTAGCAGATTCGTCTTGTGTAATGTATATTGTCATTTGATTGCTCCATAACAATTTGGTATATATCTTCCCACATAAATACAGTTAGATGTCGTAAATTTGTAACATTTTGGATAGTCTGTTGTTTCTATGCTAGGTTTTGCTATATCTGTTTCAAGCCCACAAGCAGTACCTACAGAAAACTCCCATGACTTGTTTCTACCATTCTCAGTCCACCATTGATACAGCTTTTCTAGCTCTTCACGATTGTGGGCTACCTTAATTTCTATCATTTCTTTAACTCCTCTATTACAGAGTTGATATAAGCTATTACAGGAGGACTTTTAATATTCCTCTTGATAAAATATAACATCATAAGTACTTGTTTCTTCTTCATTTTTACAGTTCCTTTCATTTTTTTCTTGACAAGTTGTTAAAAACATGGTATAATATCTTTGAAAAAGATTCCAGAGGGTGATATATACTGTTATAGATGTTAACAAGTTGTTAACAGGTCTGTAAGATTTACTTTTAATACTTCCTCTTTATATAATCTTTTACATATATTTAAGTCTGTTAACAGTTTGTAATAAAGCTGTGGACTTAACCGTTTACAGTCTTTATACAGATGTAATTCTTCCTTCAATAATCTGATACGGACTGTTAAGTTTTTACTAGCTTTTATCATTTTATTTCTCCTAAATATATTTCATCGAGTGGTATTGTTTTAAAAGGCATGTCATAAATATCGTATTGCCAGTTAAGAAAGTGCCCTTCGTCATCTAATTTCAAAAAGATATCTTGATAACAATACCGATTAATGCTTAAAAGATTTCTTCCGATAGTTCTATTATCACAACCGCCTTTATAATGTATTGAGTCAAGTCGTTTCCCAATTTCTTCTTCTGTTGTTAATGGTATCTTATAAAGTATCATCTCCAAAAATCTCCCTTACAACTTTTTCAATAGCCATGTTATAGACTATATCAAGATAACAGGCTCTTACAAGTGGTATAATTGACAGTCCCATTAATACATAAAGACCTGTTAACAGTCCCAAAAGAAACAGCAATACAGCTATTAAAAGATTGTTTCTAATTTTGATATCAGTCATGTTTCACTCCCCTAAAAAGGGCTGTCAACATTTGTCAACAGCCCTGCTACCTCTTGCTATTAAAGTCCGAAGACTCTGTTGAATACTACTCTTGCCATTTCAACAGTCATACCCTCTGTTTCCATAGCTTTGACTAACACTTTCTCAATTCCTTTCATAGCCTCTTCTGTGTTTTTATAGCCTGTTGCTTTTTCTTTCGGCTCTTGTTCAAGAGTGTAGAAAGTTGTGTTCTCAAATTTTTCATTAGGCGTAAAAGATTTATCCTCTTTGTCTTTATAAGTTACCCCGAAGCCTTTCTCTTTGCTGTATTTGACTTTGTAGTTGCTTACTTCTGCTACCCAATGTATAATTTGAACACGACTTTTATCCAGTTTGCTCTCAACCAAAGATTGCATAAGAGTATTGAATGGAGTATTGTCTCTATTGTCATTGAAAGATATCAAAAAGTCTCCCAACCACTGTTGGAGATTCTTATTCAATCCCTTGACAGATTTTGCCAAGTTGGTTGCAGATTGTTTGAGTTGTTTGTTTGTTTTGATAGTATACATGGTTTGATTCCTTTCATAAAATGATTGTGGTAAGCCCTATGCCTACCTGTAAAAACTCCCTTAAGAAGCCTTTACAGGTAGACAGAGAGCAAGTCGCAGTTGCTATCCTGCTACCCTCTATCTCCTGCTTGCCCAGTCGCACATAGGCAGAGTCCCCTCCGCCGTCAAAGCATCAATTTTAAGGGCTTGTCGTTTGGTGTGTGTCGGTTTCCCCACTGTTTGCACTCGGCATTGTGGTAGCGTTCGTAAAAAGAGGCTGATATCCCTTTTCCGTTATAAAATAACAGTGCTACAAAACTATTGCTACATTTTCAGTCATAGCAATTAAAAATAATTTTGACAAGTTAGCAATAAAACCGTAATTTTATTTTATGTCATATTAACAAGTGCTAACTTGTTCCGCTTTGGATAGTTTTAATGTAGTCTATAAAAAAACATATTGCAACAAAAAAATTTTTATAAAAAAAGTGAGGATTTTCTAAGTGTTGAGGGTAATTTATAAGAAAATTGACAAAAAATAATTGCATATTTTTTCAAAAATTCAATAAAATCAATGAAATAAAATTAAAAAAAAATTTTGTTAGTCTATTTTTTGTATAGTGGCAAGCTTAAAAGTCTTATTTTTGATTTTTTATGTCTATTTTTTGGATAAAATGTTATGATTTAGACAAACCACCCAAAATTGTCAAATTTTGTCTACAATTTTTTATATTTTATATAAGATATATTCGCGGGCGTGATATACAATTTTTTATAAATGTCAACATATTTTTTGAAGTTATGCAATCACATTTTGTTACAGTTTGTCTAAATTTTGTATAGATTGGCTAAGTGCTTGTTTTTGTTGTGAAAAATTATTGACAAAATCAATTTTTAGAGGTTTATAAAATTTTAATATAATATACACAATCTTTAAAAAGCCTCTACAAAGTCAAAAAAACAGTTTTAAAATATGTCAACAATTTTTAAAAATTATCCACAACAAACTTTAGACAGAATTAGACAATTTTTGAAATTTTTGTCCCCTCTAACAGCATTGACATTATTTGACAGAATTTGACAGATTGTCTAAGTTTGTCTAAGTTTGTCTAAAAGCTATTGTTGACAGATGTTGACAAAATTGTCTAAGGTTTGTCTAAAAATTTACTATATATATTATAGATATTATAAAAATTGATAAAAATTTTTAGAATACTACAAAACTATTAAAAAATCATTAAAATTTTTGAAGTTATGCACAATTATTTTTAGACAGATTTAGACAAATTTGTCAAGGTTTGTCAAGGGTTGGTAGGGGGTTGCGGTCACGGAGCTTCGAGAATATTGCGTTAAAAAATTTTCTCACAAAAATTACCAGATTTTGCAAGGCCTGATCAAAAAACTATTGACAAGTTATAAAAAATATGTTATAATAGGTAACAGTTAAGGAGAAAACTATGAAAATACAGTGGCGTGACTATAGAAAAAATGTCAATTATATTACCAACACAGCATTTGCTGACATACCTGAAGTAAAATGTGCTAAAAGTACTGGCTACATCCCTACATTTACTGTCAAAAACTATGATCATGATGACTTAATCAGTATGGAAAGGGTGTATCTTGAACATTATCGTGATCCGACTGAATACAGTTTTGTGGAAGACGTCTTTGAAGGCGATTTAAAACACTGGGAAGCTATGAAAAATGCACAATTTGTAAAAAGATACTATGTCAAATGGAAACACAAAGCTGAAGCTATGTTGTTATCAGATGCTATGACCAGAATTGTAGAAACTGCCTTTGATCAATCTAACAGAAACTCTTTCCAAGCTTTGAAATATCTTGTAGAAAGAAAACAAACCGATGTAGAAGAACCTAAGAGAGGTCGAGGCAGACCTAAAAAGGTTAAAGAACCTGAAGTAGTTGAAAGCAGTGTTCTTATGGAAGATATTAAAAGGCTTCAGGGTGCAATCTAATGGCAGCTTTAGATGAAATTAGAAAGATTGCTGAAAACAATTTCATATCTTTTGTAAAGTTAGTAGCACCTTATAACGTTATGGGAGTGTGTCATGAAGACCTTTGTAAATTTATTACAAACCCTGACCTCAAACCTTACCGCCTTGTGTTATATCCTCGTGGACATAGGAAAAGCTTTTATGCGGCCATGTACGCTTGTTGGAGAATTGTTACTGACCCTTCTATTAGCATTGTATATCTATCTGCTACAAGCGATCTTGCGGAGTCTCAATTAAGAACTATTAAATCTACACTAGAATCAACTATTATTAGAAGATACTGGCCAGACTTAGTAAATGAAGATGAGGGCAAAAGAGAAAAGTGGACAACAACTGAGATATGTGTTGACAGCCCTATTAGAAAGTCTGAAGGCACCAGGGATAGTACTGTTAAATGTGGTGGATTAACTACTAACATTACTGGTGCACACTGTGACTTAATTATTCTAGATGATATTGTGGTACCTAAGAACAACACTGAAGAAGGCCGTAGACAAGTTATGTCTCAATACTCACAACTTCAGTCAATTCTTAATCCTGGTGGAATGATATTAGCAGTAGGAACAAGGTATCACCCTAAAGATATATACGCAACCATGCAAGAGACTGTTGAAGAAGTCTTTGGAGACGATGGTGAAATTATTGGTAGAGTGCCACAATGGGATGTTCTTCAAAGATCTGTTGAAGAGAATGGCGAGTTTCTTTGGAACAGACAGAAGAGAAAAGATGGCAAATATTATGGATTTGATTTTAAAGAACTGTCTAGAATTAAAGCAGGGTATGTTGACAAATCACAATTCTATTCGCAATACTACAACAACCCTAATGATGAAGGTAATGCTTTAATTACTCAGGACATGTTTGAGTACTACAACAGAGACCATCTACGAACAGTGGCTGGTGTCTATTATTTGAAGGACCGTCAGCTGAATGTTTATGCCGCTATAGACTTTGCTTTCTCCTTAAGCCACAGGGCTGACAGTTCTTCAATAGTTGTAGTAGGTATTGATAGTGATAATAACAGATATGTATTAGATATAGACAGATTTAAAACAGATAGAATACAAGACTATTACGATCATATCATCACTTTACACAATAAGTTTAATTTAAAGAAGTTAAGGGCTGAAGTAACAGTAGCACAACAAGTTATTGTTACAGCTCTTAAAGATAAACTAGCAGAGAATTCAATCAGACTCGTTATCGAGGACTATAGGCCATATAACAAAAAAGAAGAAAGAATGCTTGCAGTCCTCAGACCTTTGTATGAAGATCATAAAGTATTTCACTATCGTGGTGGAAACTGTGAAATACTGGAAGAAGAATTAAAACAAATAAAACCATCACATGATGACGTAAAAAATGCTTTAGCAGATGCAATCAGTATTGCTGTACCACCTAAAAGAAGCACTTTTAAACGTCAAGCACCGATTCAAGTAATGTCAAGATTTGGAGGAGTATAACTTGCCCAACGTATTAGAAATAAAAAAGCTGCAGAATCCTGAAAGTGAAGCACTAGAGATTGCTAACAGATTTGTTGCATGGGAAGCAGCTCGTGTAAAATGGTATGAAAATGCTAAAGAGACTTTAGAAAATCTTTATGCAACATCCACAAAGGATATTTATAATCAGACAAAAGCTACGGATAATACTACTCATATACCGAAGATAACACAAATCCGTGATATGCTTGTTACATATTATCTAGATGCTTTGTTCTCTTTACCAGACTACATCGATTGGGAACCTTATGATGACAGTGCTGTAAGTAAAGATGCTAGAAATTCTATGAAAGCTATGATGAGACAGCTGCTAATTGATTCGGAATTTAATAAGACAGCTGAACAATTGGTAGAAGATTATGTAGATTACGGTAATGCTTTTGCTACATCCATCAATGTAAAAGAGTTTCTTAAAAATGATATTGGGCAGAATACATTGTACGAAGGGCCGAAAGCAATTCGTTTAGATCCACAAAATATTTTCTTCGATCCTCTGGCTACATCTTTTGAAAAATCCCCTAAAATCATAAGAACTATAAAAACTCTTGGTGAGCTATTAGCAGAATCTGAAGATAATGTTGATTGTAGCGAGGAATATAAGAAAGCTTTAAACGAAGCTATCAATGATCGTAGAGGTTTAAGAGAGACTATTGGGCTCACTAACCCAGATTTGATAAAAGATGACATGTGTAATATTGCAGGCTTTAGCACATGGCATGCGTACTATGCTTCAGATGTTGTAGAGCTTCTAACATTCTATGGTGATTTATATGATATAGCTTCTAACAAATTGCAACGTAATCGTAAGATAGTTATTATGGATAGAAGCAAGATATTGTTAAATGAGCCTATTGACGACTATGGTTTTAAGTGTAATATTTTTAAAGCTGGTTGGAGAGATCGTAAAGATAATCTGTGGAGTATGTCACCACTTGATAACATTAAGGGTATGCAGTTTATGATAGACTTCTTAGAGAATAAGAGGGCTGACATATTTAACTACCTTAGTAATCCAATGTTCTTAACAAGAGGTGATGTCGAGATGCCAGAGTTTTTATATCCTGGTGCTCAGATTGGATTAGACAATGATGCAGACTTTAAAAGCATTACACCAGATGCAACAGCTCTTCAGGCTGATTTATACATTGATAGATACTTGGCACAAATGGAAGAAATGGCAGGAACACCTAGAGAAGCTATGGGCTTTAGAACACCTGGTGAAAAGACCGCTTTCGAAGTATCACAACTTAATACAGCTGCTAGCAGACTGTTTAATAAGAAGGTACATAAGTTTGAAGAAGAGTTGTTGGAACCTTTGTTGACACTGATGTTTAGAATGTTCCTTGCGCAAACTGGTAAAATTGTAAAGATTAAAGTTGTCGATCAGGATGGTGTAATTACTTTCCAAGATGTTCTGGTTGATAATGTTATGTCTCATGGAAGATTTGTAGCCACTGGCTCTAAGACATATACAGAGAAGGCTAAAATAGCACAAACCATTATGCAAATTTACAATAGTGGTATTGTTGCAGATCAGCTTGTGTTTGATTGGTTCAATCCTAAAGTAATTGCTGAAGCTATTGCATACTCTACTGGTCTAGATAAAATAGACGGAGTTTTGAAAGAACATGCAAGAATTGGTGCAGAGACTTCTTTAGCTAAGCAGCAAGAGTTTGCAAGACAGCAAGTTGAAGAGACACAAGTTAGAGGTATTCAAAATGCTCAACAAGGTATTATGTAAATTAAAGACTAAAAAAGATAAGGAAGCGATATTAGAACTTATCACAGTTAGTCAACCGCTTTTACGATTGATAAAACAATGCTGTGATGAAGACTATAAAAGGGCTGATAAAATTAGTGAAGAAGATTTTGACTGTCCTAACTGGGCTTTGAAAAGAGCTTATCAAGATGGTTTAAAAAAAGGCTTGACAAAATTATCAGAATATGTTATAATTAATAATGATAATTAGAAAGGATCACTAGATGGCTGAAGAAGCAACTACTTCACAAGCTGTTATAGGAGATGACGACAATCCTGTAGCAACTACTACACTTGTTGTTGGAGAGCACTCTGCTTATAAATCTGTTGAAGATTTGATTGAAGGCAAGAGAAGAGCTGATGAATATATCGCTCAGCTAACAACAGATCTTAAAAATGCTAATGCTATCATTGAGGACCTTAAAAAAAGTTCATCAATTGTAGACGAGTTAAAACAGATTAGGGAGAAAAAAATGGACACGGAGAATACTAACACTCCTCAGTTGCCAGAAGATGCTATTAAACAGATAGCTCTCAATGCAATGCAAGAAGAAACACAACGTTCACAGGCTGAGAGCAACTTAGCAAATTGTAAGCAAGCTGTTGCCAGTATAAACAGTGATGTAGAACTTGCATTAAAAAATAAAGCTAACGAATTAGGTTGTTCTGTAGAATACCTTGAAGGTATCGCTAAAGAATCTCCTAAAGCGTTTAAAAGTATGTTTGGAATTAAAGATGCTGTCACATTCGACAGTGTAAACTTTTTACAAAGTTCTAGACATATTGATTCGAACCCGTCTAATGACGAAGCTCAAAACTTTTTCAAAGATAAAGAAGCTATTCAAGACCCTGTCAGATTGGCTGAATTTATGAAAAAGGCTTTGAAGAATCCTTCGATATTAGACACTGTTAAATGGTAATTGAAAGGTAAATAAATGGCTGACTTGAATGGCATTAACACACAGAGCAACAGTGCCGCTATTCGTGCCATCATTTATTCAGGTGTTTTGAGAGAAGTTCTCCAACCTGAACTCATCGCTATGAAATATGTTGATGTTATCAACAGTTTCCCAGACGGTGACAAATGGCAAGATGTAGAAATGGGTGCTGCTACTGTAACCGATTATGCCGAAGGAGAAGAGATTGATTTCAAAGGTATTGAGATCGGTACTCGCGAATTCGAAATAAATAACTATGTAAACAGCGGTCACTATGTAACTGCTAAATTTGCTCAAGATTCTTACTTGGCTTCTCAAATCATGGCTAAGATTCCGGGCTTAGAAGCTCGTGCAATTGCTGCTGATTTGGAGCAGAAGATTTTGGGTCTCGCTAATAAACAAACTCTTAACGATTCTAACACCTTGAACGGTATGGCTCACCGCTTTGTTGCTGGTACTGCTACCGATGGATGGGGTGTTTTGACTCCTGAAGATTTTGCATATGCCTCTGTAGCTTTGAAAAAAGTTAACTACATTGGTCCAAAAATTGCAATCATCCCTGCTTATCAGGAATACATGATTGTTACAAACCCACGTATTAAAGCTTCATTGCAGTACAATCCGTCATTCGAAGGTATTGTTCGTGATGGTGCTATGAGTGGTATGCGTTTTGCATTCAACATTTACGGATGGGATGTTTATACTTCTGAATACTTGCCTGTTTCATCTGGTGAAACCAGCTTGAAAGATCGTGAAGGCGCTCAAGCATTCTCTGCTTTGACAGATTGTGGAGTTGCTGTATTGTTCACCAACATTGCTGATCGTAGACCGTTCCGCATGGCTTGGAGACAAATGCCGAAATTTGAAGGTCAGTGGAATATGAACAAACAACGTGAAGAGTATGTAACAACTGCACGTTATGGTGTCGGAATGGGCGATGCTGCCAACTTGGTAGTTATTGTTTGTAAAGACGTTGATTCAACAGTTACTGCATCTGCGTAAGGAGGTAAACTATGGGATCTTATGTTTCTGATTTCGGAGTAGTTCGTTACGTTGGTCGTGGTGAAGGTCATGATGAAAAGTATGATGCCTCTGCTAAACCGGCTTTAGGTGTTCACAACTTCGTAGAAGTTACCGTTGATGACAACGGCCCTGTTGCTAATGTTGGCACTGGTTTCGGTAATGGACAAGCAATGATTCCTGCTGGAGCTGTTGTTCTGAAAGCTGTTTTGCTTACAGATGTTAAAGGCTCTGCTTCAGGTGTTGCTTTTACTCTAGTTAAAAAAGACGGAACGTCTGGTGTAGCTTTGTTGGCTTCTTGCACTCCGTCTGGTAATAACTCTGTTAATGAGTCTGCTGATGAGGCTGCTATTGGTACTCGTTTAGCTGAAGATCGTTACATTGCTTCTACTGGTACTCGTACCGGCATGAAAGCAAAACTCATTGTAGAGTATATTTAATAACTGTTGAGGGGTTGGCAACAGCCCCTCTTCATTCTATTTTTAAGGAAATTTAAATGGCTATAAAAGGTGATATACAACATAGTGATTTGCCAGATGAATTACTACATGAACCAAAAGGAGCTTCGACAGCCTCTAATGGACAGGTTTATGTAGCTAATGGCACTGGTAGTGGTTCTTTTAGAAATTTGGAAATGGATGACATTACCTTTGATAAGTCTTATATATCTGCATTACAAACCCCGACATATACAAGTACAATTTCTATAAACGGGTCTGCTCTTTCCCAAGTTGCTAGTGGGGTGTTGGCAGATGTTCCAGCATATCAAGACATCCCTCAAGAAATGACAAATTTAATTAATAAAAACACCAAAGAATTTTTTACAATCTACTCAAACATGTCAACTATTTTTTCTGAATTAAAAGCAGAAACAGTCGCTTTATCAAATAAAGTAAATGAATTAATAACAGAGCTTAAAAATGCTGGTGTAGTTTTGGAGGTAAGCGAATAATGAAAAATAAATTAAGAAAACTTCAAAGCCTTTCTGCTAATGACACAACAGCAACAGCTACACTGAATGCTAATTTTGAGCAAATAGAAAAAGAAATTTTAAATACACTGTCAAGAGACGGTACACAACCTAATTATATGGATGCAGATTTTGATTTAAATGACCATAAAATTATAAATATTGCGGAACCTGTGGATGACGGTGATGTGGTTACTAAAAGATATGTTGATGAGAATATCGGTAACGCTTATGGTTACTCTTTAGATGCTGCACAAAGTGCTAATCGAGCTGCTTCATCTGCTCAACAAGCTGCAACATCAGCATCAAGTGCATTAGCAAATGCCAATTATTGTCACACAGTTGCAGACGATATCTTAAATGATGAAAATATACAAGGGCTTGCAGCAGATTTAGCTAGTGAAGATAGTGTTATAAAAGCTGTTGAAGCTATACAAGAAGATGTTACAACTGTTGCCGGTATTGCATCAGATGTATCAACAGTTGCAAATAGTGCTGCAGATATTTCAGCAGTTTCTGATGATTTAACAAATATTGACACAGTTGCAAGTAATATTGCTGATGTAAGTACTGTAGCAGGGGTTGCTTCAAGTGTAGCAACTGTTGCAGATAATACAACCAATATCAACACGGTTGCTGGTATTGATGATAATATTACAATTGTTGTCGGTATTGCATCAGATGTTACAACTGTTGCTGGTATTGCATCAGATATTAGCGCTGTTGAAGATAACGCAACAAATATTAACACAGTTGCCAGCAATATCTCTGACATTAGTGATGTTGCAAGTATATCAGAAGCTGTAACGGCTGTCAATAATAATGCTTCAAATATTAATACAGTTGCAGGTAATTCTTCAAACATTAACACTGTTGCTAGTAACACGTCGGTAATATCTGCAGTTGCTAATAATGCTTCAAATATTAATGCTGTCAATGCAAATAAAACTAACATAGATACTGTTGCTGGTATGGGTTCAGATATTTCATCTGTTCTAAGTATTGCTAGTGACATTGAAGATGTAAACGATAATGCAACCAACATTAACACTGTTGCTAGTAATATATCTAGTGTGAACACAGTTGCAGATGATATTTCTAATGTTTCTGCAGTTGCCGCAGACTTAGCCAATATTAATGCAGTGGCTGCAGATTTGGAAAATATTGATAACGCTTCGACATATGCTGATAATGCTGAGATATGGGCCGAAGGAACTGATGCTGAAGTAGCTGTTTTAGGTGGTGTACATTCTGCTAAAGGATGGGCCGATCAGTCCGCACAAGGACAAGTTCAATCAAACTGGACAGAGGCAGACCCAACAAGCAAGGCATATATATTAAACAAGCCTACTATCCCCACAGTTAATAATGCGACTTTGACAATTCAAAAGAACGGCACGACTGTCAATACGTTTACAGCAAATGCAAGTTCAAATGTTACGGCAAATATTACAGTGCCGACCAACACAAATGAGCTGACAAACGGCGCAGGGTTTATAACTGGCATAAACTCATCTGACGTAACGGCTGCTTTAGGATATACTCCTGCTAACGATAGCAATGTTGTAAAGACAAGCGGAAATCAGACCGTTGGTGGTGCAAAAACATTTACAACAAAGCCAGTATCACAAGCAACAACATCTAATTCTGCAAATGCCAACCAAGAGATGTATTTAGCAAAGGACACTTCTCTTGATAGAACTGTCAATCCGTCATATAATAAAAACTACTTTTTTAATATGATAGATAAAAACAACGGCGCTATTGCGTATCTAAACTGTGGAATATACACAAATGGTAGCACTTTCAATAGATTATATTCCAGAGCAAGAACTACTGATAACTCTGCTGATGATAACTGCTACATAGGTGTACAGTCTAATAGAGATGGTACTTCTTTTACTTACGCTCCGACTCCTGCCACTTCTGACAATTCTACCAAGATAGCAACAACAGCCTATGTTAAGGCTCAAGGTTATGCTTTAGATAGTGCGGTTGTAAAGACAAGCGGAAATCAGAATGTTGGTGGGGTTAAGACTCTTACTGCCAATCCAGTAATATCTAATAATCAACCTAGAATTACTTATAAAGATA